TGGATGAACGGATAAAAAAAAGCCGCCCAAAGAAAATCCTTGGACAGCCAGTTCTTTTTTCCTGCCGCGACGTGCATCCCGATAGACCTGCCGTTGTAATCGGTGAATGCCACGCCGGCGATCAAATCATTGCCGTCAATTAGCCCGATAGCCACATCCACGCTCGGCGCGGTTCCGCCGTGAATGTTCTTAAAAACCCATTCGGCGATGCGCTCTTTCGGTTCGGTAACGACCAATCTCACAGCAACCTCGCAGAATGTAGATTGCCTATTACTTCTACCTGATTTTCGTAAAAAATCAAGTCGCGTTTAGTCACCTATCGCCATCCAGTTCAACGTCCCGGACGCCAACACTTGCGCCGAGGTCAGACTATAGGAGTACCCTTGAAAAGTGCTGCTGTTGGATGGAGTGGCGGAGTTGGTGACGAGCTGGCGGATGGAGATTGTGGCCGTGCCGTTCTTGATACGAACCGCCGCCTGCCCTCCACCTGGGTTAGTTGATAATGGAGTGTATGTTGCAGTCTCGCTGATCGTGCCTGTGTACGATCCAGACGAATACGTCTTGGCTGCGTAGGTATTCAGATTAACGTCGCCCTCGACGCCTGGGGTGTTTCGGCTCGCTGAGAACGCCGGAGTCATGACGCTGGCCGTCCCGCCTCGGTAGGAATCACTGGTAAGCAAATACGCTACATCATATCCGTAGGTTGCGCCATAAACTTCCCATGTCGCCGGAGGGGAATATGCACCGAGATCAAGCGCCGCGCTGATACTTGCGTAGGTTGTCCTGTACCCGGTGTCCGCCGTAATCGGCCCTGCGGAGGTTTTGTAAATCGTGTCGTAGTTGTACTGCACCCCGCCGGTGCTGAACGTGCCACCCGCATCGGAGGCCAGGTATTCCACATAGAACTGCCACGCTGCTGAGCTGGGGAAAGCAAAGGTATTGGTGTCAGATACCGCGCTGACTGTTGCTCCGATCACCTTGGTTTTCCATGCGCCGCTAACCCATGCCGACCCATTCCAGTACACCACCCGCCAGGTTACTTGCCGAAAATAATACTGCCCAGCCGTTCCCGTCCCGCGCACCGAGGTAATGTCCACGGACAAGTTGATGCTCGCCGTATTGGCCGGGGCCGTGTAGGTTGCGCTGACCCAGCTATTTGTTCCCGCAGCGGGGGAAGTTACTGCGTTGAGAACCGTTGACCCAGTGTTGGCGGCTAACTCAAGTTGCGCCTTAGGGGTGAAGCCCCACTGCATCGACCCGAAACTGGTTTCCTGCAAGTTCAGCGCCTCGCAACGCACAGACTGATCTTGGTTCGCGTAGGCCGCCTTATACAACGTCAGCGCGGCAGGACTGACAATCACCTTGGGCTGCGTGACAAAATAGCCGGGAATCGTGACATTCGTGTTGTTCGCCGCCACACCATTCTCGACGTGGGACAGTGACTTGTACGGGTATTCCGCTCCGCCGACCTTGCGATAGGTAATCACATTCCCGTCGGTCATCACGGTGCGGTTGATCGCTCCTTCCGTGGCGATGTAGCCATCGGAGTGGATGGTCGTGCCGTAAGCGGCGCCAGGGGCTTGCACCTTTATCCATGATCCGGCCAGCAATGTACCTGCCTTGATCCGGTCTGCGGACAGACTGTTGGTGGAAATCCGGTCGCCGCTCATTTCCCCGAACGTGACCTTTGCCGCCGACAGGTTGGCAACCTTCGCATCGTCAACCGCCGCGTTGCTGATCTGAGCGTTACCGATTGTTGCCTCCACAACAGATGCGCCATCGATATATACGCCCGGCTGGAACTCGGTGCCGTTGATCGTTGTGGCTGTTGTCAGTACCGCGAACGGCAATGCGCCGAAGCCGACCAGTTGCCAGCTACCAACGCCCCCCACAACCATCCAGCGGCGGCTTGCTCCTGGTGGAACTCCAGCAACCGTTCCGGCGCTGGTGTTCTTCCAGATCAGGCCGTGATACTTCGTGACCGGTTCGGTATCGGAATTCAGTGTCGGCGCGACGATGCCAAACTTGTTGGTGGCGATCAGAAACTCGCTGCTGGTTCCATCGTTCACCGTGCCGTAGCCGGAAACAAACCCATTTACATCCAGCTTCAGGCTGTACTCAGCCGATAGCCCGGTGATCGCGCTCGCGCTCGTCGAGGATTCCGTCTTGACAGCGGCATAGTCGCCGGTATCGAGCCGCGCCTGTAGTTGGGTTACGTTGGTCGCAATCGCCCCGTCCGCGTCCGCACGCGCCGTCTGTTCCGATACCAGCGCCGCCAGGTTGTTATCCACCAGCGCGGCCAGTGTCAGCCGCGCCTGCGCCTCTGCCGATAGGGCGTCGGTGTGCGTTGTCTGTTCCGATACCAGCGCCGCCAGGTTGTTATCCACCAGCGCGGCCAGTGTCAGCCGCGCCTGCGCCTCTGCCGATAGGGCGTCGGTGTGCGTTGTCAGTGTCTGCTCGGCATGCGCCACCCGGATATGCGCCGCCTGCATGATCGGTATGGCATTGCCGCCGGCCATAAACAGCCGCATGAGCGCGAGCGGCAAGTCAGCTTCCGACGCAATGTAGTCATTAACTCCTGCCAGCGCAGCTTCGACATAGGTGGAACTCGCCTTGAGCGCCAGCCCGTCCGTATTGGTCTCAATGGCCGCATTCATGGCATGCAGCGTGCCGGTCAGCGGGACACCAAATTCGTCCACTGCGCCGATCACATCCAGGCGCGCTACGGCGGTATTGGCGGTTCCGGCCGCGGCATTCAGGTTCGTCTCTACCGTGGTGATGCGCGCCTCGACATCGGTGGTGATCGCCGCCTCGGCCAGCAGCGTCACCGTGCCGGTCAGCGGATCGACTACCACAGTTGCATCGCTGATCGCCCTCTCGCGCGCCAGCTTGTCCAGCAGGTCTGCTTTGTCCAACGTGGATTGGATCAGCGCGGCCGCCATGTCGTCCACCGACTGATTGGCTGTACCGATCTGTGTCACCAGCCCGGTATTCACTGCGTCGATAAGGTTGATCCGGCTGCCTAGCGTTGCGTGAAGCTGGCTGGAAGTGATCTCCCCGGTGAGGATTGCCAGCAGCTCGGCCGGGTTCTGGCTCGTCGTGCCGTTCACGCCGGCCGTCGCATTGTATGCGCCGGGTATCGATGCCTTGGAAATGAAGCGCACCCAATAATAGTAGGTCGATCCGGCATCCACCGAATCGGCATACAGCACGCCGCTGGCCGTGCCGATCAGTGCGGCTACCCCAAGATTGTCGGTCGCCGCGCGCCATATCTCGGCGTGCGCATGGTTGGCGTAGCCCGGCGTATCCCACTGCAGCAGGATCGTGGTGAGCGCACCCGCCGCGATCAGGTTTGTTGGTGCTGGCGGCGGGCTGTAGTCCAATGCCCCGCTGTTGGTGGTAATCAGGTTGCCATAGGTGTCTAATGTGGCAAGATTTCCATTTACCAGCTCTTCAGCAGTAACAAACCGGCTGCTACCCGACATCGCGCCTTCGAGCGTATCCTTTACCCTCTGCAAGAAATTACGCAGGTCGTTCGGCAGCGCCGAAACGATGGACGGCAAACCGCCCCACTTAGCCATTGGCCAGCTCCGTCATGGATTCGGCAATCGCGCACGAGTACACCTCAACTGCCGAGGATATAGAAAACTCCCAGGTGTTTGCCAGGAAACCGGCGGGCAGGCGCTGCGCGTTTTTGCTGGTGATCGAGAATGTGCCTTTTGACACACCGTCGGCGAATACCTGCACGCTCACCGGGTAGGCTACAGCTTCCACGCGGATAGCTCCAAGATTGATCGGGCGCGGCGAGTAGAATACCTTGGAGCGCCATACGGCCGTCATGTTGGTAGCGCCTTCGTCGAACTTCACCAGCGCACCGGCAACCACCAGGAATAGCGCATCGCGCTGCGGGTCGTAGTACCCGGCTGTGGCGTACCAGTCCAGCATGGTAAAGTCGCCGCGCTTCGGGTCGATGATAAACCCGCCTTGGACAGTGCCCGTATTGTAGAACCCGATGTACTTGTCGTCGTAGACATAGCCGTGAATCGAATCCGGCTTGAAGAAGGCGCGCCACTCGTTGTTGGTGAAGATGTGCTCGGTCAGGTTGACCGGATCTGATCCGCCGTTGGTGATGAACATGCCATCAGGGGAGGCATACACCACTCCACCAGAAAGGAATGCCACAGAGCACTTCGCTACACACGCTTGAGGAGCGTTCAGCTTGACTTGCGCCATGCCGCTCGGATGCGTCCCTTGAATCAAATATGGGAAACCTTTGGTCAGTACGACCAGCGAGGTATCCGTAACACCCAGCGCCACCACGTCATAGTCAACCGTCATCACATAGGCCAGCGGCCATGCGTGCGGCTTGTAAGGCTCGCAGAAATAGACATCCTTTCCGTTGAATCCGGCCATCATGCCGTTCGGCATATTCACCAGCCCTTGCAGCGCGGCCGGCGGCATTGCGTAAGTCAGGCTGGGAAGCTGTTCGCCGAGGTTTTCGGCGGCGATGGCGTCATTGTAGCCGGTGGTTGCCACGGCGATTTCGGCAACAAACAAATATGCCGTGCCGAAACTGCCGGTAACGGAACGATAGATGCGCTTGGAAACGATGTTATAGGCTCCAGTCGGCGCGCCGGACATGGCGGAAATGTCAACAGTCTGCCCAGGAAGTACGTCAATTGGGAATGATGCCGTTGCTGGCTTTCCCTCTTCGCCCCATACTGAAACATAGGTGTAGGTATAAACGCGCGTTTCTGCAATACCGGAGCCACTACCGGCAATGGCGACAGTCGCGGCTGCCGCCGGCGCAGGAATGCCCAGCGTATAGCTCGCATTCGGGTAGTCAGTACCGCCGCCCGACAGCGCCAGAGTGTTGTTCGTCACCTTCGGCAACGTGCCATCCGTGTAATAGGTGCGCTCTGAAACGTCGCCGAAAATCTGCCCGCGGCAAACGTCAACCTCTCCAGCCCAATGGAACCAGTATTGGATGTCGGACGCGAGATCATGGCCGAAACGGTGGATCGTCTGGATTGTGCCGGGCTTAGTTAGCGTCACGGCCACAGCCAGATTCGCCAGCAAAGGGCGCAGTGACCCGTGCCACAGCTTGCAATTCAGCGCGACCTGCGCCTGGTTCTCTTGGAGCAGGCGCGGCTCCGCTCTTGGCGCTATACCTTTGAATTGCCGCACTGCATAACCGGTCATAACTTACCCTTCAGTAATTTCAAGGTGGAGGGCGCGGTGCGGGCTGGCAGGGAGTTGGGGGATATTCATAGTTCTTGTGCTAGTCGAGATGCCTGATATTCTGCAACAACTTCTGGCGTGTGCACAGCAGCACAAATTGTCTTCACCTTCTTACTCTCCAAAGAGTAGTCCTCGCCGGGAGAGATTACTTTGCGATGATAGGTTTTAGTCAACTCTACACCGTCTTCCATTACGCGAGTAGCAATACGGATTTGGACGTGATTGTCTTCGGTTACTTCGATTTGTTCACTAATTTCTTTGGTAAGCATTTTTAGTTCTCCTTTATACGAAATATGTTGCTGAAAAATTAATACGTACAGTAGCAGACATAGTACCTGCTGCGTAGATTGTCGTAGTTGATGCGGTAGGTTGCAGAGTAATGCTTGCAGTAGTTCCGTTATTGATACCCAATGCCCCGCATGTACTGTTTGCGTTTGGGGTAAACGGCGCGCCGCCACAGAACGCTAAGCCAGACGATGTAACTTCCACAGATGTAGCCCCGGCAATGTAGCCCCAAACTGTTACCTCATTGCCCTTCTTGGTGTAATTGCCGCCGGAACTAAATGCCCCAACAACCGTCAGCCCAGCCCCTTGCGTTGGAGTCCAAGTCCCCCTCTCATAATCATCCAGAGTATTCGGGTCAGTGCTGGCAGATTGGGTTGCGGGGAAGGTGACGCCTGCACCAGATGCTGCTGGAGTTGCGTTGCCTACTCCGAGAGTTGTTCCTACTTTACCTGTCGTAGTTGCCGAGATGTTGCCGGTTACTGTGGCGTTGCCGTATATCTTCGCGGTGACCGTACTGGAGTTACCTATCACTGTTTCATTACTTGCGCCTGGGCTAGAGGTATTAGCCAAATAACCTAGTAGGAGGTTGTTGGCGCCTGTGGTTGTGGCATTACCCGCCTGCATGCCAAGTGCCGTGTTATCAGACCCAGTTGTAATTGCAGAAAGTGCCAGACTACCGATTGCAGTGTTTTCACTTCCAGACGGTGTTGGTGCAGCACCATTTCCTACAACCGTAGTCCATGGTTTATTTCTAGTCGAAACAGTCATGTCACCTACTGTTACATCTCCACTCGCACTCAACGTAGTCACACTAGCAGGCAGCGTTCCTCCATTAATGCTGGCAGCGGTTACGGGTTTGTTGGTGGTGGAGTCGGTTGTTACGCCGTTGACGGAAGCTGGTGCGATTGCCCCGCCTGCGGCGAATTGGGAGAGGTTGCCGGCTACCGCACCTTTCTCAGAATCCAGCTCATTGATAGCAGCTTGTACGGTGGTAGCTGCGATGTTGCCTGCTGGGGTATTCGCCACATCAGCCGCATTTATACCTAGCGCAGACGTAAAGGCGTTAACCACATTCGTGCCATCGCAAAACAGCAACGCCCGCTCGCCTTGTCCTACCGTCACGCCAGTGCCGGCGGGTGTCTTGACTGTCAGCGTGTAGCTGCCGCTGGTGCTGTTGCCGATAACGAAGATGCCGGCAATGGTCGGTACGATCACGGAAATGTTGCCAGTCAGCGCGCCGGTGAACTCCATGATCTGATTGCGCGCTTCGGCGGCCGTCAGCGTTATGTCCGTATTCCCGGCGACCGACTTGCTCAATCTCCCAGTGACCAGCATATCGCGCGGCAAGCGCTCGGCAATGCTGGCAATTGCAGCCGTGCCGGTCACAACCTCGCGTATTGGGATGCTTCCGGCGGTAAATCCGGTCGTGTTCTTGCTCACCACGCCGGCGCGCGTCGCCTCGATATAGTTGGTAGCACTTGCCGTCAGTGCCACAGTGCCGTCGGCAATGGTCGTAATCACGCCATCCACCAGCAGCACACCGCCAAAGTAGCCAAGCGTCAGGCCGGTCGTGGTCGTGGTCTTGTGGCCGAACAGTCCGGAGGCCAGCTTGTCCAGCTTGGCCGGGCTGAAATAGTTGTAGGTGTTGCCCAGGATGTCGGTAATCGGGTACGCGCCGTCGCCTGCCGTGCCGCCGGTGCTCGTGCCAGCCTGCCAGTTGCGGTATTGATCCTCGCGCGTCTGCCAGCTATTCAGCAGCGCGGCAAGATCGGCAGCAAGTTCCGCCTGCGTCGTACCAGTGAAGTTCCGGATGATGCCGTAAGAAGAATTTCCTGCCGTAGTACCGGTGTATGCGGCCTGCAATACTAGGTGTGTGTTGTCGGTGATCGAGGCGATCTCGTACAGCTTCGTGCCGTCGATCGTGAACACATCCCCAACGGAAACCTGCGAAGCCCAAAGGGTATCGACACCAACGACGTTTGCCGACCCGTTCGTTATGGTTACTGTTCCAGCCTTGTACCATGTGCTCATGTTTTCTCCTTACGCGCCGCGCTGGGTCATTGGGGTAACGTTCGCCGGAGCTGTCGCCACATCCACGCTGGTTTTTGCGCCAAGCGACGAGTTGAATGAATTGAGGTGGTTGATTGCACGCTGGCCGTTTGCAGCGTAGTCGGCGTCTTTCGAATAAGCCCGATACAGCAGATAGTCCAAAATGACATTTGCGTAAATATCGTCCAGACTAATGATGGTCGTATCCGCTCCGGCAGGATCAAGCTGGCCGGCGGTCAGCGCGTGAGCTGTTGGCACGCTCGAATAAACAATCTCGATCTGTGCAAGTGCTGTGGCAGGCGGGTAAACCAAGAATTCTTTTGGGGTGCGGATGTCGAACATCCAGTGAACGACGTTCACCGACTGCGTTTCCGCATGCCACCCCGGCAACTGATCGTCAAGAACCCGTCGATCCACAAAACGCACCGCGCGCTTGCTTGATGTCGCTGCCATGTTGCGGATCACGTCCAGCACGCGCAATGCGGTAGGCAGGTTGATCGTACCTGCGTCGCTCAATTTTTGCCGCGTTCCAGCGGCAAGCGTAACGGTGGCGGTTTGCGAATTGGCGTCCGGCCGTAACAAAATAACTTCCTTGTAGGCATCGTTGAGCCAGTCTTGCAACTCCACCCTAGTCCAGCGCACCGCGCCTTCATCGTTCAATATCTTTTCGGCGCGCCGAATGATGTCGATTACTTTGGTTGTTGCCATTGTTTTCTCCTTAGATTGGCGAAGGCGCTACGTTCATGGGTTGCTGGATATAGTTCTGGTGGAACTCTCGGCTTGCCCGGCTGACACCATCCTCGAAGATGACACGATGCACCGCCGCCAGATCGCCGCTCGTCCATGGTCTGCCCGGAATCAGCGCCAGCTTGGAAATTGCGCCGGATATGATCGTGCTACCATGCTCGGCATAAAGGGCATCAGGAATGGATATGGCGGCCATGGTTGGCTCGTATGCCACGGTCGGCTTCACGGAAACGGCAGCAGCAGGCAATGGGATCAGTGTGATCGTGCCGTGCGGCAACTCGATATAGCGCACCGGAGTGCCGGTAGCCGTGCGCCAGTCTGTCGTTCCAGCTTCTTCGTAATGAACATCGCTGCGATCAAGTGCCGGACTTTTTCCATCAATTACCACGGACATCACTTGAAATACATTCGCGCCGGCCGGTGGAGTTATTACCAACGGGAAGTCCGTGGACACCTTGCTTACTGCGGCCTGCGCCTCTCGCCACACATAAGAACGGCGGCAGAGTTCGATAGCTGAAAGTCGCAGATATGCTTCAACGGAAGGCTGTGGACACTCCGGCAGGTTGACTAAGG